TGCCGCTCAATGCGGTGTTGCCGAGCTGCGACCAAGCGGCGGTGCCGTAACCCTCGAACTGCGCCGTGGTGGTGTTGAACCGCACCATGCCCGACGTGGGCGATGCAGGCCGCTGCGCTGTCGTGCCAACCGGGACATCAAGGAACCCGGTGCCGCTCATCGTGATGTCACCGGTGAAGGTGGCGGTGCCGGTGAATGTTGGGCTGGCAGCCAGCGCTAGACCGAGGTTGGTACTGGCTAGCGTGCCGACATTGATCCACGCGCTGTTCGCTGCGTTGCGCAGCTTCAGGATGCCGGTGGTGGTGTCGGCCCACAGCATGTAGGCAAACGTGGTACTGGGCGCGCTGGCGCCGCTCTGCAGCGTCCCAAGAGCCGCCAGCTGGTTGTTCAGGTCCGCGCGGAAGGCGGCACCTGATTGGTTGGCGACGTTGAGATCTCCTTGGGCCATGCGTCAGATCTCCCGGCCGAAGCCGATGGCGGTGTAGGTGAACTGGCGGCTCACGGCACCGCCGGCGCTATTCCTGAATGTTACTTCGAATCCAGCCCGCGTCACGGATGCGATGGTGAAGTAGTCGCCGGTGCCCATGTTGAAACCAGTGATACCAACGCTCGGCGCCTCGAAGAAGGGGTTTTGAAAGACCACCGAGTAGGTCGCGGTACTAGTCGTGAGGGTAGCGGACTGCTCGGTGCGCTGCTGCAGCTCAAGCTGGCAGCCAAGCTCGTCGATGATGATGTTTTGCGCCGGGTCTGAGCTGGTGGCGATCGTCTTGAACTGGAAGCCACGGCCGCGGGTGATCGCGTTGCTGAACTCGCGCCATGCTCCCCAAGTTGGTGTGCCGGCCGGGTTATCTTCGGTGGTGCGCACATAGAGCAGCGCGTTCACTGCATCGAGGTTGTTCTCATCGATCTCGGGCCAGATGTCGATGTCGCCCGGCTTGTCATCCCACAGCGATCCTGGCAGGAACGGCCGTGTGACGAAGTGCCGGGTCATGTTGAGATCAAAGATCCCGCCAAGGTCCAGCGTGCTGCCGAACTCATACTCGCCGGATGCGAGCACGCCACCGACTGCATCGACCGTGCCAAGTGCATCCCAGTTGCCGTCTGTGGCCATGCTGTCCACGTTCTCACCTGTGCTCAGTACCACGCCGTCTAGCTCGGCGCTGTAGAACATGTCGGTGAAGTTGCCGGAGAACGGCGGGGTCTCCTGATCCTCCCGGTAGCTCTGCGCCAGGAGGCGAGGCTGTGGGGTGGGCAAGCCGACGACCACAGAGGCTGCCGATGTCGAGCGGTTGCCGGTGTCATCCTCGAATTTCAACAGGTAGGTGCCACCGAGCAGCGGCACCTGCTTCTGTGTCTGGCTTCCAGCTGCAGCTGAGACAATCTCCTGGCTGTCCTCCCACGTCGCAGCGGTCATCAGCACGTTGTGGCGGATCAGCACCTTGCCGCCGAGCACCACGTCAAGCTCAGTGGAGCGATCCCAGCTGATGACGGCGCTAGCTTCATCGATCGGGATGAGCGACACGCCGGTGGGCGATAGGGGCGGGGCTGTCTTGCCGAATGCCTGCACGGTGAGCTTGGCCGGCTCAATTGATGCCCGCAGCGCAGCGCTGAGGCTGTAGACCTCCACCTCATAGGTCCCGGCTGCGGTGTCGAGAATCTCGTAATCCGGCCGTGCCTGAGTGGTGGTTGTCCAGTTGCCATCCTGCTGCCGCCAGCTGATCCGATACTCACTGACGCCAAGCACCGGCTGCCAGCTAACGATCAGCTTGGATAGCGCCTGGCCGTTGTTTTCATAGAGCACCTCAGCGGCCTGCAGGTTGGTGGGTGCTGGCGGAATGATGTTTAGGTCGCTGACATCGCGCCGCTGGAGGGGGGCACCACGCTCGATGTAGCCGTACTTGCTGGCGTTGTAGGCCAGCGCGCTGATTGCGTAATGCGCACCATCCTGTTCCTGTACCGACAACACCCGCCAGGTTGAGGTCTGGATGTTGCTGGTCTGGTAGATCCACACGCTGTTGGCGTTGGGCGCTGCGGTGAGCGATGAGGCCAGGCTGATTACCCTGCCGGCGATCCCCGTCACATTGCGGGTCTGCACAATGCCGGTCGGCAGGATCACCGAGAGGGTGGCGCCTGCGCTGAAGGTTAACCCCGTGGCATCGTCCACCGTGACCGCTGTGGTGGTGGCTGAGGTGATCCGCCCGCCACGCCTTGCACCGGCTCGCGTTGGATCTGACACCTCGATGATCTGACCGGGCCGCACCACCACGCCGGCATCGATCGATGCGGTGAAGCTGATCACTTCTGATTCCGCGTTCTCTGAGTAGAGCAGCCACTCGCCGATGCGCGCGGCCTGCCCGCGAGATGTGCAGGCGAAAGCGCTGATCTGCGTGGTCACCACGCCGTACTTGGTGATCGCGGCCTGGTCCTCCACCACCTCGTAGGCGATGTCGCGGCTGGGCAGGTCGAGGTAGCTGACCACGGCAACCGTTGGCCGCGTCTTGCGGCTGCTGCCCTGGTAGCTGAAGCCCTCCTCAGAGACGTTCGCCAGCGTGAACAGGTAGGCCGAGTCAGCCGGCCGGTCCTGGCTGATCGTCAGCGCGCCGGTGCTCCAGTACGGCATGGCACGGAACACCGAGCACATGTCGTTGATTAGCTTGTACGCCTCCTCAGCCGTCTGGATGTTGACGTTGCAGGAGAAGCGCGGCTCTTGGCCGCCGAAACCGTTTGGCACCAGTTCGCTGGCGTACTGGCTTGCGGCGAAGAATGCCCACTTGTCGAGCTGTGCAGCCTGGATGTGATCGCCGAACCCGTAGCGAGTTGAGGTGAGTAGATCCCACAGGATCCACGCTGGATCGGAGCACCATTGCGCCGCGCCAAACGTTCCGTCCCAGATCCCGCTGTAGACCAGTCGGCCATTGTTGCCATCCACTGTCGCATTCGATGGGATCCGAACCTTGATGCCGCGGATCAAATAGGACCGAACCGGAATGCTTGAGAACTGCTCAGCATCCACCCGCAGGCTGATCAGCGCGCTGTTGGGATAGCGCAGCTTTGCGTAGGTGATCTCGGTGTAACTGGTCCAGTTGAACGCATTGGCCAGCTTGGCGCTGTCGCTGTCGTCGTTGACCCGCGTCACACGGATGTCAACCGGGAATGCGCCATTCAGATCGATTAGGTAGTCGCGTTGGTATGCGTCCGCTGTGCGGCCCTTAATCGTGTCATCAATAAATCCAGGCCCGGCGGTGGCAAACCCGCCACCGTTGTACTGCACCGCGATTTGCAGCCGTATCCGAGCCCCTACGATGTCACCATTTTTGGTGATCTCCTGCAGTTGCGGCACCGTAATTGTGATCCGCGCAGCATCTACGCTTGAGTCGGTGATTGTGCGAGTGATGGGGGTGGCTTTTTGTACCTCAACGCCAACAGGCTTCTCATCCTCTATCGCATTATTTCCAGCGATGTAGCCTTGTGCCTGCGTGCCGTAACGCACCTCCACGTCGAGGTTTTTAAAGTTAAAGCTGCCGTTCGGGTTCTGAACTGGGGTGTTGTTCAGATAGATCGACTGAAAGCCGTTCTTTAGCCCTTGAATCTCGCCTTCACTGATCAGGTCCAGTACGGTTGCGTACTGCCTGCTGTTCAGGTTGTCGTCTGCCTCTTTGGGTGTGCTCTGGCTTCCGCCACCACCCTTGCCACCACCGCCAGCGCCGTAGATCTGCGTCATCAGCCTTTCACCCGCACTGTGTCGATGCCAGCCGAGATCACAACCGAGCCCACCAGTGTCTCGCCGTAGACGACCGGAACGGGCACGCCTTGGCGGCTGGTCTGCTGGATGCCTGAGAAACTGTAGGACTTACGCGGATCCTTCTCAGAATCTTTGCCGCTGTTCATCGTTGGCACTGGCGTGAGCAGTTGAGCCACGCCGCCAAGTACCAGGCTGGCGCCGACGCCAATGATCAGCGAGTAAGCCGTAGGGCCAGCCCATGCAGCAAAACCGGGGATCGCAAAGGAGACGGCCAGCAATGCAACGCCGGCGATGATCCGGCCCACAGCACCAGCCCCTTGGAGCACGGGCACGATCTTGATCTGCTGCTGGCCTGCCGGATCGTGCAGCTCGCCCTCATCTAGGTCATAACTGCCCACGCTCACCCGGTAGTGCTGGTCAGCCATGTGCCGCTCCAGCTGCGGGAAGTTGGCCAGCAGGAAGCGCACCGCCTCAGCTGCGCTGGCCACCTCGGCCTCGAGCACCCGTCGCCCGATGAACTTGGCGAGCCGGCCATAGAGGCGGATCTTACGAAGCATGGCGCAGCCTCCTTCCTGTACATTTTAGAAGCCAGCCGCCGTACAAATCACGCGACGAAAGGCGGCCCTGCAGGTGGTGAAGCACCGTCTGCTCGCCGAGGTAGACAGCGCAGTGGTTGAGGCCAAGGCTGCTGATGCTCATCAGCAACAGGTCGCCAGGTTCCAGCTGCTCCTCTTCGTCCAGCTCGCGAAAGCCCGTTGCCTTCCAGCACCGGTCAAACATCGGATCCGCCAAGAATGCGTCGGGATTTAGGGGCCGGTCCCAGTCGCGCAGCTGCAGGCCGTTTTCTGCGTACCAGTCACGCGCCAGCGTCCAGCAGTCAGTAACGCCCCACACCCATGACCGGCCGATCAGCGGCGCCCGATAGCCGCACGGCTCGCAGCTGCCCCATGTCTCGGTTCTGGGGTTGACGATGTGCCATGGCAGCCCGCTGCGCTCGCAGCTGATCAGATCGGCCTGGCTAGGCATCGGCGGTGTGATCGGGTGGCTGTGGATGACCGCGACGACCTCGCCAGCATCCTCAGCCTCTGCATAGTCGTCTGGGTTGAGCATGAACTGCTCGGTGCCGGCCGCCAAGTTCTGACAGGGCCAGTAGCGCTCACGGCCTTTGACGACCACCAGCAGCCCGCACGCTTCGCGCGGATCCTCGGCCTTTGCGTGCTCCAGTGCTTCGGTGCGCCAGCTCATACGGTGTAGGTTCCGATGCCGGGGAAGGAACCGAAGGGCAGCTCAGCCGTCTCGCCAAAGTGCGCCTTGCAGGCATCAAGCGTCTTATCGCAGGTCGGCAGAGCGCCGGTGTAGCTGCACTCCACCGACTTGTAACGCCACTGGCAGATGTTGGCGATGCACTGCCGCTTCGGGGCACGCACGCCAGCCAGATCGAACGCTGCCGCCAGCTCAAATTCCACCACGTCGCGGGTCTCGGTGGTCTTGCGATCGATGTAGTAGATCTCGCGCGGAAACTCCGCCGTGGGGTCTGGGGTGCCGTAGGGGTTGATGCTGCCGGGGAAGTTGCCAGCATCGATGTAGCGGGCCAGCGTACGGATCCGCGACACCTTCGCACCCTCCAAGCCGTCGGGCAGCGTCAGCAACAGCGCCGTAATGGTGCCCATGATGTTGCTGCAACGGATCTTCGGCCGGGGCAGCTGGCCGTTGCCGCTGTACTCAAAACCGTCCGCCTCAATCGGGAAGCGCAGGTAGTTCTGCCCGTTCCAGATCAGCTCTCCGTTGCTGTTCAGGCTGGTGCCGGCGTGGAAGCGATAGGTATCGTTCACGCCGTGCTGCAACACGTTCAGCTCCAGCTGGAACAGTTCAATGACGGCGCTGGGCGCGATCGCCTGAAGATCGGAGACGGGGACAGCCATTAGGGCTCAAACACCTCGCGGAAGGTGGCTTGGATCTGGTTGTTGTTGCAGTTGCTCAGCGTCACTTGCCACTCCTCACAGACATACTTGCCGGCAGTGCCGCGTGGTGGTGTCCAGTCAAAGCTCTCCACACCTCCGCGGGCATCGAGGAAGGTTGTGATGTTGTCGCGCTCGGTGTCGGTGCGGTTGGCGAAGGTCAGGCTCCACTCTTTTGGGTCGGTGTGCAGACCGAAGCGGATGCGCTGCTCATAGCCATCGCCAGCCTGGAATCGCCGCACCCGAGGGGCGCTGCTCTCGGTGGCCTCGAAGCTGGGGGTGTAGGTAAAGGTCGCCATCGGTTACGCCGCCAACAGGCCGCCAGGCCGCCGTTGCTTCACCAATTCTGCCTGCACCGCCTGCGAAATTGCACGCCCGAGCTGCTCGCCTTGTCCGCTGTTGCCCTGCACACTGGTGCCCTTGGCGTCCACGTTGACCACCACGCTGGTGCCGCCACCACCTGCCACTCCTAGCTTGCCGTCGCGGCCGCGCTTCAGCGGGATGATCGCCTCAGGGCCAGCCTCGCCCATGAGACCGTTCCGCATTGCGCCACCATTGGCGAACTTGAACAGCGTCGGGCTGTTGACGATGCCACCAGAGGCGAACGGCTGGATGCCGTTGGCGAAGCTGCCGCCGTTGGCGAAAGCTCCGCCGGGGTACAACTGGGTGGGTGATAGCGCCTTGGTGCCGCTGAGCGCACCACCGCCTGGAATCAGGCTTTGGATGAACTGCAGGATTGGCGCAATGATCAGCATCCGCGTCACCATCCGGGTCAGATCCTCAATTACCGACAGCGCGAAGTCCTTAAAGCTGAACTTGCCCGTCATCGTCAGGCTCACGATCGCATCCTCCAGCCCCTTGAAAGCGTTCAGCGCGATGTTGCTGATGTTCTCGCTCAGGCTGCCGATGCCTTCCAGATAGGAGCTGATGCCGTCGCGGAGGCCCAGCAGAGCGCCGCCGGCTAGCTCTGTTGCAGTGCTCCATTCCGCTGTCTTCATTGCAGCTTCATAGGCTGCGTCGCCCAGTTCTTTGTACTTCTCCTTCAGCGCGCTGGTTTCCTCCACGCCGATGCGCTGCAGGTCGATCGCGCGGGTGCGCTGAATGTTTGCCTCTTCCTCAATGGTCAGCGCCTTGCTCAACTCCTGAGAAGCAGCTGCGCGCACCACCCGGCGCTTCTCCTCATACTCCAGCTCGATTTTTCTGATCGGGTCCAGCTCACGTGCCAGCGCCAGTTCAGCCCTTGCTTGATCCAGCGCGTTCTTCGATGCGAGTAGCGCCTCGCGGGCTTGCCTCGCCTTGTCCGCTGCATCCTTTGCCTTCTTGGTGCCACCACCAGCCCCGCCCTCAAGCGCGCTCAGGTCAGGGGTGAAACCACCACCGCCACCGCCCTGCAAATTGCCCTTACCGGCTCGGTTGACGGTCTGCTGCGGCCCCATCTGGAAGGCGCGGATGCCGACGTTGGCGAGGTAGCCGGCTGGGCCAAGCGCGATCTTGCCGGCTTGCCCTAGCGCCTTGCGGATCGGTTCGGGAATTGCGTTCCACAATTCAGCAATCTTGCGCTGCACAGAAGTGAAAACCTGGCTGGCGATCGTGGCGATGATGCCGAAATTGCTGCTGAAGGCATTGCCGATTTCTGCTGCTGTCTGGCTGGCGTCATTCCTGAGGAAGTTCCACGTGTCGCTCACTCCTCTAGCGGCCGCCGCACCAAGCTCCACCAGATCTTTCATCGCGTTCTGGAAGTCGGTGGCGATGATTGACGCGACGTTGTTGGCCCAGTTCCTGAACTCCTCATTGTTGTCGTAGAGCGCCTTGCCAAGCAGCCCCAGCGCAGTCACGCCAGCCAGCACCCAGCCCCAGCCGGGGATGGCCAGGATCGCTGCGCTCAGACCTTGAAGACTACCGGTCAGCAGCGGCACCACACCGCCAGCCAGTGCCGTCTGGTAGCGGAGGATCTCCAGGCCGTTGGCCAGTGCGGCGACGCTACCCAGTCCACTCTTGATGAGTCCATTCAGCGGACCCCACGCGATAGCGAGGGTAGCTGCAGCAACAGCTGCCGACTTGATCGGTGCGGGCAGCTCGTTAAATGCTGTAACTGCAACGGTGAGGGCGTTGGTAATTTGCTCCAACGCAGGCAACAGGGCCATGGTCAGGTCGGCACCGAGAGCGCCCACCTTGCCACTCAGTGCCGTCAGCTTGTCGCTGTACTCATCAGCGCGTTTGGCAAAGGCTGCGGTCATCTTGACCTTCAGCTTGTCGATGGCGTCGCCGCCCATGTTGAGCAGTGGCACCAGCTCTGCGCCGGACTTGCCGAACAGCCGCAGCGCCAGCGCCGTCTTGGCTGCCCCGTCTGGCATCTCCTTGAAGCGGTTGGCCACTTCAAGCATTACCTGATCTGCCGACTTCAGAGTGCCATCAACGTTCTTGACGTTGATGCGAAGCGCGCTGAACGTGGCAGCTGACGCCTTGCCGCCAGTAGCTGCATCCAGCATTGCCTTATTTAGCTTGATCAGCCCCTTGCTGACCCCTTCCAAGCTGGTTCCACTGGTAGCAGCAGCCTTCTTGAAGCGGGCCAGAGCTTCAACAGATACGCCAGTGGACTGCGCTAGGTCGTACATCGTATTCCCAGCGTCGATGGTGTTCTTTACCATCCCCACCAGGCCAGCTGCACTGAGTAGCGGGGCGAGGGTGCCCAGCGCACCTGACAGCCCGGCAGCGGCGCCTGTCATGCCGCGCATAGCGGTGGTGACTCCAGCGGCAGTAGTGCCGACAGACTGCAAGCCGCGGTTTAGCGCGACGATCTTGTTCTGGCCATCTACATCGGCCCGGATGCGCAGCATCGCATCCATGTTCATCGCCATGGATCAGCCTCCCTGCTTTGCGATGTAGGCCAGCACTGCGCCTTCCATGATCTGCAGATCCTCCAGCAGGGCGCGGTGAGTGGCTTCCTCTGCAGTCAGTCTAAGGACCCATGCCACCGCCCCATAGTCCAATCCGATCGGGCCGTTCATGCCGGTGCGCCATTGCGTCTGCACTCTGAGGAACAGGTCAAGCACCGGCCAGTTCTCCTCCCACACCTCGAAGTTCTCAGGCCGCTGCTCGGGCATCACAATCCCCAGAGCAGCAGCATCAGAGTCGGTTTCATCAATCACGCCGCCGCCGGCCCAGTGCTCGGCGGCCTCCGTCAGTTTTTTCTCTTGGCTCCCAAGAGCGAGTTGATGTAGCCCTCGACCAGTGCGGCAGAGACGCCGGGTACGTCGAGGAGTTGCACCTTGGCAGTCTCGCTGAACGGCACATCCTTGCCGTCGTCGTCCGTGATGCCCTTCCAACCCACCAGCACTTCCTCAGCCACCTCTTGATCGGTGGTTGTCTCAGCGCGCGCAGCTTGAATGATCGCGTTGTTTCGCGCCTGTGGGAGGCGTTTGAACTCAGCATCAAACGTCTGCCGATCAAACCGACCGCCGTCGATTGGGATCTCGACGGTGACCGGCCAGATGTAGGTGTCGGACTGCTTGAGAACAAACGCCATGCAGGGCTCCTATCAGGTGAAAGCGAGGCTCAGCTCATCATTGCCGGCCGTGGTCGGCACCGCAACGTAGGGGATGCTCAGCATCTGCACGCCATCCTGATCCGCGTAGGTCGGGTTAGCGATGTCGCAGGCGCCAGCGGTGAAGGTGACACGGTTGCCGGCAGCAGTGCCATGCAGGAAGGTGAGGTTTCCGGTGGTCTCGGTCTGGGCAATGTTGAAATAGTCCTTGGTGGCTAGGGCAGGTGCCTCGATCACCACGGTGCCGCTGGGCGCGCGGTTGGTGATCAGGATCTCCTTGGTGCAGCCCACCAGCTCGCGATAGACCGTCTCGTTGGCCATGTCGAAGCTAACCGACTGGAGGCAGCCGGCATAGCTGAAGAACTGGAAGGCGGAGGTGTTGCCCTGGCGGAAGACCAGCGGGCTGGCCTGTTGGCTGTAGGTGGTGGTGGGCAGCGCCGTGTCGGTTGGTGCGTTGTAGACGCCCACCATCGTGAAGTCGATCGTGGGGATCTGGCCCACTTCACCGGTGAGCGTGAAGGTGCCGCGGCAGCCGGTCAGGATGTGGCGGATGCCGTCGTTGTTGAAGTAGATGGTGGCGCTGGAGAACGCCGCGCTCACCGGGGCGTAGGTCACCGAGGTGCTGGCCACGATCGTCTCAGACATGCCGCAAGCCTGCAGCAGAGCGCCGTAACGGGGTGCGGTGCCAGCGGTGCCGGAGCCGGCCAGCTCAACTTGGAAGGTGATACTCACCCGCGTGTTGGCCAGCAGCTGCGGGCTGTTGCCGAGGTAGTTGCGGATCAGATCCCGGCTGACCACATCAGCCTCGATCGGGGTGATCTCAAGGTTCCGCACCAGCAGGGCGTCAGTACCCGCGGGGGTGCTGTCCGTTCCGTAGGTGGCTTCCTTCTTAACTTGGATCAGTCTCTTGCGTGTCAGAGCCATCGCTCAGTTCCTCGGCTTGGGGTTCAGAGGGATTGGCCGGCTCTGTCCGCTCGATGAGCTTCCGTTTGCCGGTTTTGGGGTCGAGCAGGTAGGTCCCGCCTTGCCCGTGGTATTCGTCCACCATCGTAGCCATCACGCTGCAGCCAGATTAGTCACACTGGTGCGATAGCGGATCAGGTAGTCGCAGCTGATCACACCAGCGGGCTGATCTGCTTCCACCATTTCGAAGGCTACTGCCTGCGGCTGGATGTCAATCGCGTAGCCGCCAAGCGTCAGATCTGCCATCAGCTTGGAGTGCATGTCCTGAACGATCGGGTCTGCCTGCTGATCAGGGATCGCGCCACGCACAATCACAGCCACCCGCACCGTCAGGCTCCAGTCAAGCGTGGGCAGGCTGGTGTTCTGCTCGGCGGTGTCGCTGATGGGCTCCACAACGATCGCCGGGCTCTCCGCCCGTGCCATCGGCTCCACGCGGCTGCGGTAGATCCGCGTGCCCACCTGCGTGGTGTTGGTGAGCGCCGTGCGCACAGCGGCCAGTATCGTCTCGCGGCGGGTCGTCATTGCTGCAACAGCGCCAGCAGCGCCGCCTTCTGTTCCTCGGTCAACGTAGCCAACGTGTCCGCTGCAGACTCCGGCTGAGGCTCCGCATAGATCGGGTGCAGGTTGTCGGGATCAGCCACAGCAGTGCAACCTTCGGGTGGTTGCCATTGAGTTTCACCATCCCAAAGAACACGGTTGATGCACTGACCTTCGGAATTAAGAATTGCGTATTGCATGGTTACCAAGCCCAAATACGAACAACGCCCGCGGCGCCATTGCCTCCAGCGCCTGAATCGGTTCCGTTTAGGGAAGCGCCTCCGCCCCCTCCTCCTCCTCCAGGAAAGCCACCAGTGCCCCCTGTTTTCCCACTAGATGATGATCCACCTCCTCCCCCATCTCCATAAGTAGAGCCGGCTCCACCAGCAGTCGCTCCACTACCTGCTGTGCCTCCACCACCAGTAGTGCTAACTCCGTAAGAATTTTGCTTCTGGTGAGAAAAGCCTTGTCCACCTGCTCCTCCATTGGCAGTAACGTTACTTGCTGGAATGCTTCCTCCTGCACCGCCACCACCAGGGCCTAAGTTAGACCTAGACCCATTACTTCCTGTGCCAGTAGTCGTTGAATCGCCGCCGCCAGCGCCAAAAATTAATGTGGCTGTCCCAAAAGAACTTGCACTTCCACCTGTAGCAGCTGCAATGTTTCCTCCGTTTCCGTTATCGCCTGGTGCAGCCAATACTAAGGAACCAAAAGAAGATCCTCCTCCCTCTGTACCTGGATTTCCGTTTGTTGATGTTGTAGTAACCGCTGCGCCACCAGTGCCGCCTGCGCCAACAGTAACTGTCTCAGTATTACCAACAATGGAAGCGGGCATGTACCGACTAACCCAAAGACCGCCACCGCCTCCACCGCCACCAGTTCGCGTAGTGGCAGAGGCATTTTGACGACCTGATCCGCCACCACCGCCGCCAGCCACGCACTCGACGTACACAGAAGTAACGCCTGCGGGTTTTGTCCAAGTGCCACTACTGGTGAACTCTTGGTAGTCAGCTGATCCGCCGCCGCCGCCAGTAACCGCCAGCGTGCCGCTACTGAGCGACAGGCCGCTGCCGACCGAGATCTCCTCCGCCACACCCGTGCCAGCAGTTGAGCGGCCCAGCAGCTTGCCGGTGCCCATGCTGGTGCTGACGGTCTGTGTGCCGCTGTCGTAGGCAATCGGCGCCGTAGCCGCGACCACACCAGCAGGACCCTGCGGGCCTGTTGCACCCGTTGCACCGGCTGGTCCCTGCGGGCCGGTGGCGCCTGTAGCGCCGGCTGGACCGGGGTCACCTTGCGCGCCTGTGGCACCCGTTGCACCAGTTGCGCCAGTTGCGCCAGCTGGGCCTTGCGGGCCTGTCGCGCCAGTGACGCCGGTATCGCCTTTCAAACCTTGCGGTCCCTGCGGTCCCTGCGGGCCGGTAGCGCCTGTTGCTCCTGTGGCACCCGTGGGACCCGCCGGGCCGGTGTTACCCGTGTCTCCCTTAGGGCCTTGCGGGCCAGTCGCACCAGTGGTGCCTGTCGCGCCGGTAGCGCCTGTGGGGCCAGCCGGACCCTGCGGGCCAGTCGCACCCGTAGGCCCTTGCGGTCCCTGCTGCCCGACGAAATACCCGAGGCTGTTCCAGGCCGTTGCACCGTTGCCGACCTTGAACTGGCCGGTGTCGGTCTCATAGCCAAGCTGACCGGCAAGCAGCACCGTGTTGGCTGCCGTCCACTGGGCTGCTGTCTTGCGCTGGGCCTGTACCTTTGCCATCAGGTGTTCCCGTCGATCACGTCTTCATTCACCCAGTTGGTGCCGTCATAGACCAGCACGTCACCAGCTTGCGGGCTGTCAGCGTTCACATCGCCAAGGTCGCTGAGCTTCAGCGTGTAGTCCGCCGGATTGCTGCCAGGTGCCGGCACATCAGGCGCCAGCTTCAGCAGACCGATCTCGACGAACTTGCCGTCATCAATTCGGCGCGTCTCGCGCACCTGATAGTTGGTGCCATCCACAGTGATGCTGTCACCAAACAGCAGCCCGCCGAAATCAGCCGCGCGGCAGGTCAGGGTGTAGTCAGTGCTCAGCACCATGTCGCCGGCCACCACCTGCGTCGGCATGTCGAGGATGCCCAGCGCAGTGATCGCGCCAGCTGTGCAGCTGACGCCGAAATCGTCCAGGAAGACCGCTAGATCCTCACTGATCGCCATCGGTGGCCTCCGGCTTGGCCTTGCGGGTTGCCTTGGGCTTGGGTTCCTCGGCCGGCGCCTCTACAGCGCGACCCATGCGGAGCAGCTCAGCAGCCACAGCAGTGTCCAGCTCGTAGACCTTGCCGGCCTCGAGATACTCACCGCGTGCTGCGCAGTCGCTAGAGATGAGAACCTTCATCGAAAAAAGGGGGGCGGTTGCCCGCCCCCGCCTCCTTATCAGGTGGTGATGTCCAGGATGGCAGCGAAGCTCTTGGGATCGCGGACGGCGACATCGTATGTGACGATTCCGCGAACGCTGGTCAGAGCCTTGCTGAAGTCGTCCTGATCTTCGCCCACGGTGATCTCGAGGCCGTTGCCCCAGAAGCCCACCATGGCCTGGCTGAAGTCACCCATCACCAGAGCGGAGCAGACGCCCGAGCTGGAGCCCTTGGTCAGGTTGCTGGGAACCTGGTTGGTCAGGGCGAGGGGGTAGCCGTTCAGGTTGGCGGGGGTGGGGCCGCGGCCGATGGCGTTCAGCTGATCGTTGACCAGGAAGGGGCCGTCGCCGGTGGTGGAACCACCAGCGCGCAGCTTCTTCAGGGCAGCCGACACCTTGTAGTTGGTGAGGTAGGCCACGTTGGAGGCGTTGATCACGCCGTTGGCCTGCATCACGGCGGACTCAAGATCCACCACCTTCTCAACGGTGATTGCACCGCCGTTGGTGCCCATGGCCACCGAGCCGATGCCGGAGGTCTGCATGATGCCGGTGGGCTGGCCGCTGGAGCCGGAGCCGTTCAGGATGCCCAGGTCGATGGCAAGGTTGATGCCATCGGTCAGGTCACGACGCACCAGCTCCTCGATACCAGGGGTGCCCTGCAGCAGGGTCTGGCGGCTGTACTTAGACAGAGCGGCCAGGTTCTTGGGGCTCATGGTCACCTGGTCGAAGGTGGACTCCGACTGGGTGATCGCGGTGGTCTGGGTGCTCAGGTAGTAGGTCGAAGCCACACCGGAGCGGCGGGGGATCGCCACGTTGCCCACCAGGCCAGGCATGGTGCGCACGCCCAGCTGAAGCATTAGGGCGTTGTTCCGCAGGAACTCGATGAACTCATCGGCCAGCAGATCGGTAGCAACCAGGTTGCCGCCGGTGGTGGCACCGGAGGTCACATAGGTGGCGCGCTGGCCGCCCAGGGCAGAGAAGGGAACGAAGAAGGATCGCTCGGTGGTCTTGGACACACCGGACTTCTCCACCTCACGAGACAGCTCACGCACCAGACCGGCCTCACGGGAGGACCAGTCACCGGTGAGCATTGCGCGGATGCCAGCAGTCAGGCTGTAGGCAGCGCGCTCATTGGATGCCATCTCCACAGGGGCGACGGTTTCCACAGGCTTGGCGCCCAGCTTGTCGAGCACCACGGCGCGGGCCTCATCCAGGCTGCGGCCGCCGTCGATCAGCTGACGGCCAAGGTCGGCCATGTCGTACTTCTCAGTCAGGGCAGTGATGCCAGCGATGCGGGTGCGCTCGGCTTTTGCAGCCTCAGCAGCCGCTTCAGCCCGCACCGCCGAGATGTCGGGGGTGTTTTCCATCGGAACCTCAGGTTCTGTTTCGGGGGTTGGTGATGCGGCGGAGGCCGCAGGATCAGTCTCAAGAGACCGACCCACACCCACAGTGGGGTCTGCAGGTATGCTAACCACGCTGATCTCGTAGGGAGCCCAGCTGGTAGCGACGAAATCACCGCTGCCGCGTTGCTCCATTTCGTTGATCGCGTAGCCAAAGGATACATTCCGAAGAACGCCATCCTTCACGTCAGCCAGCACCTCCTGAGCGAAGGCGTTGCGGCTGAATTTCACCGTGGCGTAGCCACGTTTCTTTTGCCCATCAATCCACGCGCGCTCCACCACGCCGATCACCTTGTTGGGATCGTGGTTGAACAGCAGCGGCGCTGAATCGTTCAAACGGGCCAGATCAGCACTGCGCGCATCATGCTGCAGCACCTCATTCCCGAAGTAACGGGCGACGGGAAACTCACTAGAGAAGGGGAACTCAATGCTGCGCTCGTCTTCGCTGACCGTGAAGTCAGCTACCTCGGCGCGCTTCAATAGCTGCCCTTCAAGATCACGCGATAGGTCCATCGGTGTCCTCGATGTCATCCTGCTCATTATCGGGTGCAGCAGCGTCATCAGCCTCGGCGGCAGTCTCCGCCGGCTCCGCTGCCGGATCCTCCATTGCTTCGTGCTCGTTCTCTGGGTCGCTGTCGAAGTAGAGGTCCAGCTCCTCGGCGCGATCCACCTCAGCCTTGCGCGCCAGCAGCAGCTCCTCAAGGTCGCCGCCTTGCTCGGCCACCACGTCGGCCTGCGTCTTGAATCCGCAGCGCACTGCGGTCTTATACGCCTCGACTTCTTTCGCCGGATCCACCCAGCTCCAGCCGCGCGGCATCCACCGCACACGCCGGTAGCGATCGGGGTCTGTCTCGTACGCCGGCAGGCTCAGCGCACCGCCCAAAACCGCCATCTCCAGCCAAGCCTCGAACACCGGCTTGTGGAAGTTCTCGATCATGAAGTGCTGCAGCGCCTTCCAGTTCTCCCGGTCCTCCAGCAGGCTCAGCCGGCTGCTGCTGTAGTTCGTCTGACTGAAGTCGCGTGAGATCGTCTCGTAGCTGCAGCCCACACCGGCCGCCATTGCCCGCAGCATCGCGCGCAGGAACGGCTCCAGCTGCCCATCCGGGGCATCCAGCTGCGGCACCGTCACCTTCTCGCCTGGCGCCAGGTACTTGAACACGCCGGGTTCAAAGTTGCTCACCCGTTCGTTGTCGTACACCTCATCACCCAGCAGCTCGCCCTCCGGGCTCTCAATGAAGCCCATCAGCGAGCTGGCCGCGCGCGCGCGCACCACCTCGGCCTGCTCGTATCCCTGCAGCATGTGCAGCCGCTGGATGGCGCTCGCCAGCCAGGGCACGCCGCGGGTCTGTCCAGGCCGGTCCTGCACATACAGGTGCAGCACCTCAGCAGCAGGCACCAGCCGGTGGCGTGCAGTGGTGCTCGGTCCAAACGTCGAGTCGCCGGGATGCTTTGTCAGGAACGCATACTGCACCGGCCGTCCCCAGCGGTTCAGCTCCACGCCCATGCGCCACTCGTTGCCCTCGATCGTGCTGCCGCCGGTGTAGTTGTCATCCAGCAGGTCGCTCTCGATGATCTCAAGCGCGAACGGCACACGGCCACCGCCAAATGGCTGCCGCACCATCCGCACAAACACCTCGCCCGACTCGGCCACTGCACCGACAAGCAGCCGCTCAATGTCCTGGAAGCTCAGCCGGCCAGCCGTGTGACATGTGCCCTTGCGCCCCCAGTCCGACCAGGCCAGCTCGATTGCATCGTTGACCGTCTGATCTAGCCGGCCGCCGCCGCGCTGCATCCGCACCTGCGCCTGCATCCTGATGCCGGTGCCGATCACGTTGTTCCGCACTGCACGGATCGCTTGCCGCGCGTAGTCGTTGTCGCGCACCAGCTGGCGCGAACGGTTCCGCAGCCGCGGCAGGCTGCCCTTGATCTCCGCATCAGCGCTGGTGCCGCCGGTTACCCAGTCACTTGTGAGCCGGCTGACGCGCGCGCCTTCATACATCCGCCGCCGGGGTGCTGGCATCGGCGCACTGCCGCCCTGAAGCCAACCGAGGATTGAGGAACGGATGCCCATCAGAAGCGCACAAAGAGGTTGTGGGGATTGCCGAGGCCATTGGCCTGCAGCTGCGCGGCCTGTTCGCGCTTCACGCTGGCCTTCAGACTAGATTCCAGCGCCAGCAGGTCGGCCATCTCCATCTTCTTTAGCCGCCGGCTGCCGATGCTGTACTCAGCAACAGCGCCGCCCGCGATCATCGCGCGGATCGCAGCCTGCACCGCGTCGAGATCCTTCTGCGATTGGCTCCGGCCATCGAATGCGCTCGGCTGGCCGGCGTAGCTCAGCCCAGGCAACACCTCGAGCTGCCCAGCCCCGAGCGTCACATGCTCGCCGCTCTTCGTGGCCTCGGCCTGCCAATACCATTGCCCGGAATCAAACCCGGTGCTGGTGCCCTGCGCGATCAGGAACTCCCAACCGGTGCCGTAGGCCGTGCCCACCACCGTCGCACCTTCATGCGTCTTGTTGAATCGCAGGTAGTAAGTCAGCGTCCAGCCGCCGCTGCTGCTGATCGCGTTGCCAAGGTTGTCGCTCGCAGCGACATCCCGCCACTTCACCGTGTCTCCGGCTCTGATCTGGGCAGGGATGTTCACGGCCTCACCAGCTGTTGACGAACGCCGAAGCTCCGGCTCCACCCGATCTTAGGCGCGGCTTGCGTGGCTCAGCATCCCCATTCTGCAAGCGCTTCTCCAGCTGGTCCCAGATAGTTCTCCGGTCGTACCGCTGGTACAGCCGATGTACCGCTGCGTATGCGTAGACCAGGCAATCCAGCGCCTCATTGCGGGCGCTTGGTTTCTTGACCCACTCGCGCACCGGGAAACCCTTCACGTACCGCAGCGCCTGCTTCTCGGCCGTCAGCTGCTCGAAATACTCAGCGCCAGTCTGCGCATGGAAGTGCAGGTAACCAGGCCCGCGTTCGTTGTGCTTCAACCGCCCAAACAGCGTGGTCTTGATCGTGTCGCCACCGACCGGGAACACAGCCGCTCCGCGCTTCAGCGTCCGGCCCTGCGCGTTGATGTCCACCTTGCTGGCCTTGCCGATCGGTGGCTTGCCACGCTGGCTCTGGCCCTTGATGGCGATCACGCCCACGGCCTGCCGCTCCCTGGCGTACTGGTAAGTCTCCGCGGTTGCGTGGCCGCCGCTGTCCACACAGATCACATCCGCCCGCAGCCTGCCGCCGCTCACATGCTCCCACTCATGCAGCACCAGCACGTCCAGCTGCTTCCACACCTCAGGCCGGCATGGGTCGCCGTAGATCTCCTGGTGATCGATCAGCCAGCCTTCCTCCTCGCGACCCCACGCCCACACGCTGACCGCTAGGCGATCGCCCGCACTGCCGCCGCCGCCCTGCACATCCACGCCGATCGTCACGGCCAGCGCGCCCTCCGGCAGCTTGCCGGCCGCATACGGCTCGCACCGCTGCAGCAGCGCATCCGCGCTCACCTTGCTGGCAAAGTCCTCCTCCCACGTCTCAGCCAGCCGGGTGTTGACGAAGCTCTTCAGCATCGGTGCATCCGACTTTGCCCGCAGGAAGTCGTCCACCATGTCCGCCCAGCTCAGCCAGCCCAGCGGCGAATAGAGCCCACTCAACTGAAAGCCAGCCGTCTTGCCGTCGCTCGGCGCCGTAGCGCGCCACTCACCCTGCCGCAGCATCGCTGGCTTGTGGATTTCGGCGAAGCGCTCGTGGCAGTGCTCGCACTCGTAGACCGCCGTGCTCGGGTCGTTCTTCTCCCACTTCAGCTGCGGCCACTTCAGCCACTGCATCTCCTCGCAGCAGGGGCACGGCACATAGAACCGCCGCTGATCGCTCCGCTCATACTCCGCCTCAATCCGGCTGAAGTCCTTCACGGTTGGGGTGCTGGTGAGCAGGATCTTCCGCCGCGCGAACGTCGTCGCCCGCTTCTCGGCAAGGCTCACCGGGTCGCCCTCCCCGTCCACGTCCAGCGGGAAGGCGTCCACCTCATCGCAGAAGATGTACCGGCACGGTGTCGAGCGCAGGCCGGTGGCACTGTTCGCGCCGGTCAGGAGCATCATCCCGCCGGGGAACTCCTTCGAGAACATCGTGTTGCCCGAGTCGCGGCTCCTGCTCGGTGCGATCTTTTCCGCCAGCACCGGCGTCTCCGTCACCAGGCTCTCGAGCCGCTGCTTGCTCAGCCGCTTGGCCATCTCCACGGTCGGCTGCACCAGCAGCATCGGTCCCGGTGCGTGCGCAATCACATAGCCCAGCCAGTTGCTGCCGCTCTCGGTTTTGCCCGTCTGCGCCGCGAACATCATCACCACCCGCTGCACCGTGCTGGTGGTGCTCAGACAATCCATCGGCTCACGCAGGTACGGCGTCCGGTTGGTGCGCCACGGTCCAGGTTCCGCACTCGCCTTGCTGCTCAGCCGCCGGTGCTTATCCGCCCACTCGCTCACCGTCAGCGGTGGCTCCGGCCGCAGGCCATCCATGAACGCCGAACGCCAGACGCTCATCGGTCTGCCTCCACCAGCGCCAGCAGCGCATTACGGTGCTCATCGCTCAGCAGCTGGTGGATCACCGCCGGGTCCGTCTCGCCCGCCAGCTGGTGGCTCAGCCGATCGGCCAGGTTGCTCAGCGCCTCGCGGATGCTCCGGCCCACCTGAAAGGCGTCTTTCTTCACCTCATCCGCCGGCACCAGCTCGCGCCGTTGCTGCGCCACCTGCAGCTTGCTCAGCTCCGCCTGGTAGTGCTCCCGCCGTGCCCGGCTTTCGTTCAGCTCCGGGATTGCATCATCCGGCAGTGCATCCACCCGAGCCCGCAGTTCCCGCGCATCCCGTGGCGCTGGTGCCTCGATCGGATCCGGCTGGCTCACCTTCGCGTTATGCGTCGCCTTGGTGTTCCGGTTCCACAGCTCCAGCGCCAGATCACGATCCAGCAAGCGCTTGCCGTCCTTCTCCACCACCGCCGCTGCAATGCGGCTCTTGGTGGCTGCCGTTACCGTGCCCTTCGCGCAACCCTTCAGCGCCGCAAACTCGCTAAACGTGACCAGCACTAGCGTTGCGCGCTCTTAAGGTTCGACAAAATCATAGTGAACTATTGAACTATCAAACAGCTGGGGAACCTATGGCCGTCCTTCTCACGCTGAGTCCCGTTTGAGACTGCTTGCGCCTGACGCTAGAGAAAGATCGGGGTCTGCGATCACC